CCTTTGAGAGTTGGACAGTAACAGTTATCAACGATACTGATTTTGCTATCCGATCTGCTTTTGAGAATTGGATGAATAAAATCAATCGTGTTTCAGATAATACTGGTGTCACAGATCCAACTGCTTATACTGCAGATGCATTTGTTTATCAGTTAGATCGTGATGGTTCAACTTTAAGAGCATATCATTTCTATGACATATTTCCAACTTCTGTTGGATCTATTGCTCTTGACTATGCCACAAGTACAATTCAAGAGTTTACTGTCGAATTCCAAATTCTCTGGTGGGAAGGAATTAAGGGCAATTCTCCTGCAGCAGGCGGAGAAGATATCAACTAAATATAGTAACATAAGTAGTTTAAGTTTATAAAATGGCGAAACTTTTTGGTTTTTCAATTGAAAGTGAAGATAATAAAAAATCCAAATCAATAGTCGCCCCGGTTCCTCCAAATAACGAGGACGGGGTTGATTATTTTATTCAATCTGGATTTTATGGGCAGTATGTTGATATTGAAGGTGTCTATAGAACAGAATATGATTTAATTCGCAGATATCGCGAAATGGCACTACATCCAGAATGTGATAGTGCTATTGAAAATGTAGTTAATGAGGCTATTGTTAGTGATCTTTATGATTCTCCAGTAGAGATTGAATTATCAAATTTAAATGCAAGTGATAGATTAAAAGAAGTAATAAGAGAAGAATTTAAATCCATTAAAGAAATGATGGATTTTGATAAAAAGTGTCATGAAATTTTTAGAAATTGGTATGTTGATGGTAGGGTTTTTTATTTAAAAGTTATTGATCAAAAAAAACCAGAAGAAGGGATCAAAGAACTTAGATATATTGATCCCATGAAAATGAAGCATGTTCGTCAAGAAAAAAATAAAAAAAATGGAACTAATGGAAATAATTATGTAAATATAAATTTAAGAGATACTGAGGAAGATCAAGGTTTTCCTGAAATTGAAGAATTTTTTGTTTACACCCCAACACCAAATTTTCCATCAGGAACAATTACTGGTGGATCTAAAAAAGGAGTAAGAATCGCAAAAGATTCAATAACTTATTGCACATCAGGTCTTGTAGATAGAAACAAAGGTACAGTACTTTCTTATCTACACAAAGCAATTAAGGCACTTAATCAATTAAGAATGATTGAGGATTCCTTAGTCATTTACAGATTATCTCGTGCCCCAGAACGCAGAATTTTTTATATTGACGTTGGTAATCTTCCTAAAGTAAAGGCAGAACAATACCTCAAAGAGGTTATGTCACGTTATAGAAATAAGTTAGTTTATGATGCGAACACTGGAGAAGTTCGCGATGATCGTAAATTTATGAGTATGCTTGAGGACTTTTGGTTACCTCGTAGAGAAGGTGGTAGAGGAACAGAAATCACAACACTTCCTGGTGGTCAAAATCTTGGAGAACTTTCAGATATTGAATATTTCCAAAAGAAACTTTATAGAGCACTTGGAGTCCCAGAATCAAGAATTGCTGGTGGAGGAGATGGATTTAATCTTGGACGTTCTTCAGAAATTCTAAGAGATGAACTTATGTTTTCCAAGTTTGTTGGAAGACTAAGAAAGCGTTTTGCAAATATGTTCAATGATATTCTAAGAACACAACTACTTTTAAAAAATGTAGTATCTCCAGAAGATTGGGAAAAAATTGCTGATCATATCCAATACGATTTTTTATATGATAATCATTTTGCAGAATTAAAGGAAGCAGAACTTCTTACTAATAGACTTACTTTAGCTACAACTATAGAACCCTATATTGGTAAATATTATTCTACAGAATATGTTAGAAAGAAAATTTTGCGTCAAACTGACTCAGAGATTATTGACATTGATGCTCAAATTGAAGACGAAATCGCGAAAGGAATTCTTCCAGATCCTAATGCTCCTGTAGATGAAATGGGTAATCCATTACCACCAGATCAAGGTGCTCCACCTATTGAAGGTGTGGGATCGGAACAGGGTGCTAATGGAGAAATTCCAATTGAACCTTCTGTCAATACATCTTCAGTAGAAATTCCACAACCAAAAGGTGGGAAGATATAAATAATCCTATAATAATAAATTAATCTTATGGAAGAACTTATCGATTTGATTGCTACTGATGCATCGCCATCAGAAGTATCTGATAGTATTAAAAATATTCTATTCGCTAAAGCGGCAGAAAAAATTGAATACGCTCGCCCAATTGTGGCAAGTTCTATGTTTGGTAATAGTGATGAAGATGAATATACAGGAGATGACGAGTAATGGCAATAAAAATTGTTCAGAATGTAAATAGAATTTCTCCGACTGTTTCAGTAGCAGCAACAAGCAATCCAATTGCACTCAAAAGCGGATACATTCGCGTTGCTTGCGCTTCAACAGCAATATATGTAGAAACTGGTGGAGAACCCGTTGCTACTGTGAATTCTTTCCTGATTTCTCCTTTTGGAAATGAAGTTTTAAAGGAAAGACTTGCAAAGCAACAAATAGTAGGAATTACTACAGGAACATCAACCGTAATTGTTTTTGGTAATAATGCCGGCAATCCATTCTTAGTTGGAGATTATGTAACAATTGAAAATGCTCAACCTGCAGGAATCAATACAGTTCATAGATTAGTAACTGCAACAACTGATTCGACAGTTACTATTGCAGCAAATACATCGTCAATTGTTGGAGTAATTACAGCAACTGGATCTACTTTATCTAGAAGTGTTAAAGTTTCAGCTCTTGCAGTTAGTGCTACAACAGATGTAAGTATCACAGAAGTAGTCCAATTAGTTTCCGAATAAAAATGAAACTCATCACAGAAGAAGTATCACAGGTTAAATTCATCACCGAAGGTAAAGGTTCGGATAAGAAAATGTTTATTGAGGGTATTTTCCTTCAAGGTGATATCTGCAATCGTAATGGAAGAATGTATCCGATGGATACTCTTTCTCGTGAGGTAAAAAGATATAATGAAGCATTTGTTTCAAAAGGTCGTGCTCTCGGAGAACTTGGTCACCCTGATGGCCCTACCGTCAATCTAGATCGTGTTTCTCACAAAATTGTTTCTCTTGAACAAAAGGGAAGCAATTTTATCGGTAAGGCACAACTTCTTGAAACTCCAATGGGTAAGATTGCAAAATCTCTCATTGGTGAAGGTGTTTGCCTTGGTGTTTCTTCTCGTGGTGTTGGTTCATTAAAAATGACCAACGAAGGGCACAAAATTGTCGGTGAAGATTTTATGCTAGCAACCGCTGCTGATATTGTTGCCGATCCTTCTGCTCCTGATGCTTTTGTTCAGGGAATTATGGAAGGTAAAGAGTGGGTTTGGGAAGGTGGTATTCTTCGCGAAAAACTTGCCGAACAAACTAAGCGTAAAATTAATACCTTAGTAGATGATAGAAAACTTCAGGAACATAAAATTGAATTGTTCCAAGAATTTCTTTCAAATCTATAAATTATAAATAAATATAGATTATAACACAATCAATCTAAAATGTCCGTTGGTAGAAATTTACAAGAAATGGAAAACGTAGTAACCAAAGGGGCTGCACCTGCCGAACCACTAAAGACCGTTGCTCCAGTAACTCCTGGACAAACTGGTGCTTGGGAAGATCTAGGTGGTCCAACTCCAGAAAATTATCGCCCAGACGATGATTCAGCAAAACTCAAAGATCCTGCTGCAACTCTTGCTCAAGTAAGAGATGTAGTAAACGCCAAAGCTGCTGCAGTTAAGGAAGAAACTGAAGAGGATGAGGATCTAGTTGACGAAGAAGAACTGGAAGAAGGTGAAGAAGTAGTTTCCGAAGCTTCCCACAAGGAAGAAGAGGAAGAGGAAGAAGAAGAAGAGGAAGAAGAGGAGGGAGGTGGTAAAAAGAAATCCTCCAAGAAGAATGGCAAAAAAGAAATGGAAGAAGAATTTTCTATAGAAGAAGATGTAAACGCTCTTCTTGCTGGTGAAGAACTCTCCGAGGAATTCCAAGAGAAAGCACGTACCATCTTCGAAGCAGCTATTCGCTCTAAAGTTTCTGAAATTAAGGAAGAACTTCAAGAAACTTATGAAAATGCTCTCATTGAAGAGGTTGGTTTCATTAAACAGGAACTTACCGAGCGTGTAGATGCTTATCTTGAGTATGTTGCGGATGAGTGGATTTCTGAAAATGCACTCGCCGTTGAGCACGGTCTCAAGACCGAAATGACCGAATCATTCCTCCAAGGAATGAAGGGTCTTTTTGAAGATCATTATGTAACAATCCCTGAAGATAGATATGATGTAATCGAGAGTATGGTAGATAAACTTGATGAAATGGAAGAAAAACTCAACGAGCAAATCGAAAGAAACGTTGCTCTAAAT